ATATACTCTTTCATCTCTTCGGCAGTATTTAACCAACAAGGTATTTTCCCACTAGGTCTACATTGTGATTGCTGTTTTGAAGTTGATACTGAATACTTATCTCTACTTCCTATCCATATCTTAGTTTGATAGTCATAGATATACATAGGGAAATGATACCCATAGCTGTATACGACATATAACTCTTCACTATCAGATGATACACTATTTACTGCGAAGATATTGCTACCCTCAAACTCTTTTAGCTCGTTGATATATTGTTTTGCGTGTTTGTTTGCTACTCTCATAGTTTTGCTCCTGTTATATCCCGTAACTTACGGGATTTGTTAGTTAATAAAAAATTCTGGTTTTTCACATATATTTCTACCATTATCACCATTATACTATAAGTTAAGCCATAAGTAAAGTATACTCCTGACTTTTATGTAACTATCTGAAACGAGCTTTTCTACCACTACAACCACACCAACCACACCAACCACACCAACCAGAACACATAGCGTAGACAGTCTATGTTATTCCCACTATCTAAATCTCACTATCATACAAAACAATACGGCCTGAGCCCCCACGGTCCTGATTGTTTTATAACACTATCTAAATCTCACTATCATATGAGACTTTATTTCTGCCTAGCAACCAGAGTTCTAACCATTACATAGCAATCCATAACGCACAGCGATAAATACATAGTAAGCGTTATCCCGAGATGAGACTCTATATTAGTGTCGCTATCAAAATACTTAGAGGGGGTTTCCCATCCCACGTCAGCACACTTAGCGTATCTATCATAGTAAAAATTTTATACATAAGAAAATATAGTGGAACGCTTCACGGGATTTAGTGTCCTTTTTTTCGTTCGAAAAATCCCGTAGTTTACGGGATTATGCTCAAAGTACCCGTCTGAAAAAACTGGTGCGAAAAGTCCGTTTCAGTTCACAGTTCATATAGGGGGTAGCTTTACATATGGAACTGGAACTGGACATATTGTTAAACTCACAGTCAACTTAAGTGCTTGTATTATAAGTATAACTTAAGTTAGTATTTTATAGTATTTTACATATTTCTTTAGTAGTTCATAAGTTCATAGTTTTTTAATAGGACAATACCTTTCTGCAACAAATTATTCCACTGCGAAAACTAAGGGCTTGACCACAGAAAAACTAAAAACTATTCGTTGTCAAAAAAAAGTGTGAACTTAGGAACTTTAAAATAATATCAAACACTTAAGTATGAACTAAATACGGAACCCTCACTATCTAAATACGGAACTGGTGGAACTTGTTAGAAATGACTTGACAAAAACTTAAGAAGAAATAACTCTCACTATCTAAGTACCTAAAAAACTGGTGCGAAAAATCCGTTTGGATTTTTAAAGAAATCCCGTAAGTTACGGGACAAAAAAAAGGGCGACTAGATTTCTCTAGCCACCCTAAAGTCGAGCCCTGATTTTAAGATATAACTTTGATACCTTCCCTCTGAATAATCGCTAGAACCTCATCATGGATTGTGTCTAACTTTTGCTTTAAGTTACTAGCATTAACTTTATCAGCTTGGGTTACAGTATCGCCACCTTTAAGGATAGTATTTAACGGGCTAATCAATTTAGTTAAATTCCTATCGGCATAAATCAAGAAATGCTGTTTGACTTTATCCGTCTTGCCCTTGGCATGTTTTAGGATACTGTCAAATACTTTCTTGAAGTTGCTTTCCCTATTATGGCATAACCCATGGATTTTATCGCCATTTACATTAGAGCCCTTCAAGTGAGTGGCAACATCATCATTAAAACATTTTGCTATCTCGCCTTTTTTCAAGAGTAAGATAGATATCCCGTCCAATACGGGATTTGCACCTTTACCCTCTATAAGGTTCATACCTTCCATATATGCCATTAGCTTCTCATCCTTCATGTATTCCGATATCATTAATGAATTTGCAAATAGTGGAAATTTCTTTTTGCAATCCGTCCAAGACACGTCAGCTATATCAGGATTTTTTGCTACAATTTCCTTAGCACTTTCAACCAATCCCTCTTTAACTTTTTTGCCTGTATCCATTAAGTTCGAATGCTTAGTTACTTGTGTAACTATCTTTTTGCTATATACTTGTTTCATAATAGTCTCCTATCGTTTAGTTTAAATAAATCCCGTATTGTACGGGATACTCGTATAGTGCTGTATATTGCGAGTATGATTGTGCAATTTATACTGCGACTATGTTTCCTATTATTACATATGACAGTTAATATGTCAAGCGTCCCCCTAAGTTATTGATAAATAAGTGATTTTTCCCTAGTCATACCTTAAAAACTGGTTTGAAATCAACCCACTCCCCCCGTATCCCCCAAAATTTTCTAGTCGCACACAGTCCCTATATACAGTGAGTTCCGCATAAATAATTGGCAAAATATGTAAAGCCAAAGACCTACCCTCGTTATATGTAAAGTAGCCCCCCTATGAAATAAAAAGGCAAGTGCAAAAAAATTTTCTGCAAAATTTTGAAAAACCACTGGACAAAAAAACCCCCAGCAAGTGTGGGGGAAAAGAAAGTAACGACAATAAATAAATTAAACAACTCGAGGGGAGTATAAATCGCTACTATGTGAAATCTATTCTAATATCTCTACCTCGTACATATCCACTATACATGATTTAAGTATTAAGTCTAGCCCACCCCAGCCATCATCTGAGGTGTAAGTATTACATAGTTTTACGCATTCTCTATCTTGATGCAGTAAATATCCTATACTGTAAGCTAGGATATATTTTTCTTTTGTTATCTCTTCTATACTTTTCCATGAACTATCAGCCGTATGGTCTTTCCAAACTATAATATATAATGGGTAATTTGGTTTTTTATTCGTTTTCATTTTCTACGACAACTTCTCCTGCTAATGTTTGTTTTATCATTCTCAAGTTTTTTAGTATGTCGTTAGGGTGAACTTCAATATGAGTTACACCATTTAAATCTGTGTGGATAATTTGTGCTTCTGAGTCAGATAATAAGCCTCTGTGATATAAACTATAATAAGCATTTTCAAACTTCTTTTTAGCGGGACGAGATAAACCTAAGTAATAGTAGATAAACTTATCTTGGTCCTCTTGAGTTTCTACATCAAATAAATCTAGATGCAAAATTCCCTCTTTATTTACTTCCATTCTCATAATAAATCCTCATAGTATTTTGTTGTCAACCCTTACATTATATATTATACTCAGATTAAGTAAAGTAAGCTGCAATTAATGTACATAGGTGTAAACAGCGACACATGCAAGAACATTCTGACCATCCAGTTATTGTGCCTCATATCGAAGAGGACATAGCATTACCTAAAAATGCTCGTGAGGCTTTACCCGACATGTCTCCCGAGGAAGAACTTACCATGAGGTCTAATACTGTTAAGTTGATATCTGACTTGGCAGGTGAAACTATAGAACCATCACAAGATAATATGGAAGAGGCAGAGGAAGTTGCTAAACAAATGATGGAAAAACCAGAGCTTAAACCAGATTTTGGTAACTATCCTAACGAAACGATAGCCTATCTTGCGGGTATGGTAGCACAAACTAGCCATATGGTAGCTAAAGACCTTGCAGATATAAAACTTACCGTGCTAAATGGTCTACTACAAGAAGCAACTTTAGCAAAATCATCAAGAGAACGTATTGCAGCATACAAAGCTGTGGGTGAAATAGACGGAGTTGATGCATTCAAGAGAAAAACTGAGGTAACACACATCACTAAATCAGGAGAAGAACTAGAAAAAGAGCTTTTAGCTACGATTAATGAACTAAAAGGCAAAGTTATCCACACTAGAGAGGTAGTTGAAGTCCAAGATGTGGAGTTTGAGGATGATTAGCCCCAAAGATTTAGAGTTATTAGAACAAGCACTCCCTCAAATGAGTGAATCAGAGAGACAACGCAACTTAAAACTGTTATTAGCCTATAAAGCAGAGCTTGTTAAGGAAGCTGGGGGTAAAACTTTCTTAGAATTTATTAAACATGTCTATCCAGACTACAAAGTAGGAGCACATCATGCAAAACTTGCTAAATTATTTGAAGAAATTGCTGAAGGGAAACGCAAAAGAGTCATTGTTAATATTGCACCACGTCACGGAAAGAGTGAGCTTATATCTTATCTCGCTCCTGCGTGGTTCTTGGGAAAACACCCATCTAAGAAGGTCATCATGGCTTCGCACACTGCAGATTTGGCTGTCAACTTTGGTCGTAGGGTTCGAAATTTGGTTGGTTCGGACTCGTACAAGGATATTTTTCCGAATGTCTCGTTACAGGCGGACTCTAAGTCAGCATCCCGTTGGGGTACGAACTTTAATGGCGAGTATTTTGCTATTGGTGTGGGGGGTGCTTTGGCTGGTCGTGGTGCCGACCTATTTATTATTGACGACCCTCACTCGGAGCAAGACGCTAAGTTAGGAAAACCTGATGTTTTTTTACCAGCATGGGAATGGTTTCAATCAGGACCACTACAACGTCTAATGCCAGGTGGTGCGATTATTGTTGTGATGACTCGTTGGTCAAAACTTGACCTAACAGGACAGATTGTAGACCAGATGATAAAAAATGATGAGGTAGACGACTGGGAAGTGGTGGAGTTTCCAGCAATACTAGAGAAAAAAGGAGAAGAAGTGGCTTTGTGGCCTGAGTTCTGGCCAATAGAAGAACTACAGTCTAGACGTGCAGCATTAGATATAAGATATTGGAATGCACAGTACTTACAAAATCCGACTTCGGAAGAGGGAGCACTTATAAAGAGAGAATGGTGGAATATGTGGGAAGGAGAGAACCCGCCTAGCTGTGAATTTATTATAATGACGCTTGATGCTGCTCAAGAAAAAAACAATCGTGCTGACTACAATGCTCTAACTACATGGGGTGTCTTTATGAATGAAGAGACCAACAACTACAACATTATGTTACTAGATGCAATCAAGCAAAGACTAGAGTTTCCAGAACTTAAGGAATTATGTATTGAAGAGTATAAATCTTGGGAGCCAGATGCATTCGTGGTAGAGAAAAAATCTAATGGTGCTGCACTTTATCAAGAGTTTAGGCGTATGGGTATTCCTGTAGGAGAGTTTACACCAGGCAAAGGACAGGATAAAATTAGTCGTGTGAACGCTGTATCTGATTTATTTAGGTCAGGTATAGTATGGGCACCAGACAGAAGATGGGCACATGAGGTAGTTGAAGAATGTAACGATTTTCCATCAGGTGCGAACGATGACCTAGTAGATGCGACAACGCTTGCTTTAATGAGATTTAGGCAGGGCGGATTTATTAGGTTGCCAAGTGACGAAGAAGATGACATTCGGAGTTTAAGAAGGTACAATCAGAAACGTCTGTATGTTATTTAACAACGGAGATAATTATGTTATATAAATTCATAAAAGAAAAAGCAGAATGGTTAATGGCAAAGCAACAACAACACTGTCGCACAATCAATATCGTGTTATTAGTATTATTAATTATTTGTATATTATAGGAAAAAATTATGGCAGATGTTGATAAGGGTTTATACGAAGCTCCAAAAAGTATGGAAGAGTTGGCTCAAGACGAGCCTGATTTAGAAATAGAAATTGTAGACCCAGATGAAGTTAACATCAATATTGATGGTATGGAGATTAACATTGACCCAGACCGTATGGATGACGATGAGTTTAATCAAAACCTCGCTGAAGAAATTGATGATGATGATTTAGAAAAATTAGCAAGTGATTTGATTGATGATTACTCAGGTGATGTAAATTCAAGAAAAGATTGGTTAGATACTTATGTAGATGGATTAGAACTTTTAGGTCTTAAATTAGAAGATAGAAGTGAACCATGGGAA